GGAGTCCGCCCTCTCCCCAACAACCTTCGACAACTACCGGATCAATTACTGCGACGTGCAGATCTCCCCAGTTCACGGCGAGCAAATCGTTCCCCGATTTAACGCGGCCATCCTTGACCAGAATATCCAGGTCATAGAATGCGCCATCATCGGTAGCATTGATCTGACGAACCCACCACTCGCCTTGTGCATTGACTTCAACGATCAAAGCCCCAAAGGAGTGGTGAAACTCTGCTTTGAGGCCTACCAGTTTCTGGATGTAGTTCTTTAGTGTGACTGCTCCGGTAGTATAATTCATCTTGACATCGGAGCCTTTCATCACTGCAACGCTTTCCATGGCGATCGAGGTATGCGGAAAGATTGCAGATGCGCCGTCACCGGGGAAGGTAGAGAGCTGTGACAGCGGACGAACTGCTGTCGGGTTAATCTGGTATTCGGCACAGAAGGCTAACGTAGGAGCTAGCATTGTACGTTCATCGCAGAAGTGGTCTTGCAGCAGAGGATCGAACCATACTTCTTCCTCGTCCTCAGCTGTCGGACCTTTTCCTACCTTAACCATATTAGCACGGTAGGATGCTTTGTTGTATGTGATGCGGGAGATAAGGATCTCGGCATCTATCTTCTTTGCGTACGCGAGCAGGTTGTTCCAGAAAGGTTTGTGTACGCGGGTATTGTTTTGCGCCATAGTAAGGAGATAGCGCTTGATGCCTTTTCTGGGTAGTGCACGCTTTACATGTTTTAAGCCACTGACATCGCCAGCGGCTACTCTTTTGTTTTTAGTACCTGTTGCTTTGTAGAACATCTCCAGCTGGCTCGAAACGGTAGTCCTTGGCATCTTCAACACTCGTGCTGTCTCTGATACCGATTCCTCACAGGATACGTAAGTATCGAATACGTGTCGGAGGTCTTCTAGCGGGATAGGTTTTGAAGCCATTTGGTTCTCCTATTTAACCTGCAGCTGTTTCTTTAATACGCGCATATCTGAAATAAACTGGTCGATGCTCGGACACTCATGAATTGTGTTGCCCTTTGTATCTACCGTAATCGGACAATGTTCGTCAAGCTCTTTCGCCATCTTTTTGTAGAATTCCGGCGAATAGTTAGGGAAGTGGGGAACACTAGAACTTACCGTCGCGCATGCTGTTACGGTCATCAGTAGTAGTAGGCCGAGGATCAGTGGCGATGTCCCTTTGCTTTGCGGATATTTCTGCATTTTTCTTTTCCTGTTTAAGGCGTTCAGATTTTTTGCCATAGAAGAAGATAGTGAGTCCCGCGATTGCGAGACTCACCATCCCAATGATCCACGGCAGGAGCTCCGTGATCATTGTTAACCTTCTTTCTTTGCTTTGGCAGCTTCTTCCTGAGCAATCACTGCGTCAGGCTTGCCAACGTTAAGCGCACCGGCGTGAATCAGTTTCGCCAGGAAGTCGGCGACTTTGTTGTCCCATTCCCACGGCGTATACTTCGCGAGAACAGTGAAACCGCCAATGATGGCAAAGAGTGCTTCGAACACTTCCTTCCAGTTGACAGCCAGCAAGAAATCGATAACGGCTTGGACGTCCATTTTGTTTCTCCTTTAGGGTTAAAGTAATTCAACACACCGACGATGGATATCGAACATGCGGTTGAACCATCCACGACCATAGGTGGTGACGTTTTCCCGGGTAGCATAACGTACTGCCCTACGGCCCATGAATTCTGTCAGCGTATGTTTCACGTCACACGCCTTGGCTGCTGCGAAGGTCTTCTTACCGAAGACGCCATCAGCAGGTATTCCGAGTGCTTGCTGCATGTACTTCTTAACGTGCAGAGCAGGTTGATTGACACAACCATCAAACAGAGCCAGTGCTAACGCAGCAGGGAACTGTTCGCATTTGTATTGCAGCCAGAATGCCTGGTAGTAAATTTCTTTGGCATCGAGGCGTGTCATCTTTTTGAGGTCGTCGACTGTAGATCCGGGACGAATGGAACGAAGCAAAGCAATCGTAATGCCCCATTTCGTTGCTCCGCCGGGGTCGCGGGGGTCATTGGTAAAGGTTTCCTTTTCCCAGAAGATGATAGCCTCGAAACATTTGTCGTAAAGGTCGACGCTATTCATATTATTCCCCTTTCAGGAGTTTTATCAACTCTATTGCGGTTTCCGGATGTGCTGCGTATATGATGGTACAGATGAATGCAATTGCCGTGAACATTCTGGAGACAACTACCTTAGCGAATTCAAAGCGGGTCATTTTGCTTTTAATGTCCGCATTTTCCTGTTCCAGTTTTTGAATAGCGGCTGCATGATGTGCTTGTTGGATAATCACCTGTGCCATCTTCTCTTCCGTACGAGCCATACTGACCATGGCGTCGTTGATCTTTGACATCCAGTTTTCGATCCTATCAAGGCGATCGATGACCTGCTTTACATCATTATTCATTTGCGTTTCCCTCTTATTACCATCCTGCCTGACAAGAAATCACCGCCTGCTACGTTTGTACGGAATAGGCGAATAATATCAATAGGCAGAGCTGATTTATATGTTGCACGGAGTCTGTTGTACGCAGACGGATTGAATGTAGTAGCTGCCGGCTGCATTACAGATGTTTCCAGGTATTTGTAGGCGTCTTCGTCATCAAGTAGTGGAAGGTAGATTTTACCAAACATACCACGGTTTGCCGTAATCAATAGTGGAACAGTACCGGCAAGAGGAATGAATGATGTTTCGGTCAAGTTATCAATGTTACCGCCGGAAGATGCTTCTGCCTGTGATGCGTAGACGGTACCAGTATTTATTACCCCACTGGACCCTAAACGGAGACCGAGATAGTTCGAGGCGCTCGTGGTAGTGCTCCGGACGTTAGCGAATTCGATTTCCACAGCAGAGTAGAGGTCAGTATCGATAGAATGATCCTGCAGTGCGAGGCCAGCAAGATCGTAGTCGCCGAGAGTAATCATACCTGCTGCAGGAGCTTCCCACGTGAGAGCGTTACCTACTCCATGTGCGGTAAGTTGCGTACCTTCTGCACCTGCTACAAGAGCACTAATGACACCATCGGTAATATAGGTAAGCAGAGAACCGATCACGCCATCAGCCATTTGAGTCAATGCGATACCTTTGTCCTTAACTTTCAGACCACCTGCACCAAGATCAAGTGTGTTACCGTCCAATTTGATTTTGATGCCGTTTGTAGTATCGTCCATCAGACCAAGTCCGATACCGTAGTTAGCGAGTGCACGAATTACTGCACCGTTAAAATACGGAGTATACGTATGGGCTGTGGTATCCAGCGAGCCGATAGTAATCCATGAGGTACCGTCATACATTTTGATAAGATGCGGGTTCGTAGTGGTATCACGCCAAGTGATGCCCTGAATCTTATATTCAGGTGCTGCAGGACCTTCATGGCTCGAATATATTGCGGCCTCAAACTGTTCGAGGAAATCGGCAAGATCGAAGCCATCTGTGCCGTCTTCGTCGATGTTACCGAATGTGAACTGTTTGCTCATTGTTCTCTCCCATAACCACGGACGTGGAAGTTCATATGTCTTTCGACATCAAGACCGCCATTCGTGACTGTAATAGTTGCTCCTGTTTTAGATTCCGCAGTGATAGTCACAACGTCCCCCTCTTCTTGATCCAGCAACACGGGAACAAAAGAAGGCTTTGTGTGGAAGGGAGGATCATATGTTAAGCTATATCCCCCTTCAGGTATTGTTACGTTACTACCGTCTATTGTACGATCGGGCATATCGACCAATACACTTAGCTCCTCCACTGAGGGTGTAACGTTAGTACCGTTACCAGTAATCCTGAGGCGATACCGTTGCGCCCTAAAGGTCTGCATACCGATGCTAATCGGTGCGTAGTTGGTCCATGTAGCCACACCTGCACCGGAATCGTCCGTAAGCGGATTGCCATCATCGTCTGTGAGTGCATCACCGTTATCGTCCTCCAAACCGCCGCTTGCTGCAGGATCATCTTCAGTATGGCTCTCTTCAAGCGTAGCAGTCCATGTTGAAGGATCTGCGCCACCGAGAGAGCGTAGTAACCGAAGCGAAGGCCACGAACTCATAGCGTTGGAAAGGTTACGGCCGCCAACCACTATATGAGGTATTACACGGGAAGTAAATACTTCGCCAAGGTCAATATAATCGTCGAAGTAATAAATGCCTTCGCCTGCAGTAACATCGTCCAGTTCCAAGCGACCGCCCACAACTTTTGTATTGTTGTGCGTACCGGGGAATGTATCGTGCTGCGTGATAGTTTCAACAGCGTTATAACCTTCCTGAACAATCGAGGCGCTAATAGGTGTGGCGGTCCGACTCTCACGGCCACCGAGGTCAAAGGCTTTGATAAGGAACGTGCCGCTTACTGCTGCCACGACAACTTCGTTGGCAGTGAAACCTGTACGGACAACAGCAGCAGTAGACCAAGCAACGCCAACCGTATTAGGGCTGTAGCGTACTTCATAATGCTTCAGATCCAAGATGTCCAAAGCATCAAACCGCAAGATCATTATCTCTCCAAAGATTTGCAGCTCCGGATTGGTAATATCAGGCGGAAGATCATTGCGGCCTTCGAACAGGACAGCGTTTACGCTCACAGGGGCCGAGAACACGGCAGAGCCCGCACCCGTCATATCACTGTTCAGTACCTTCCGGTAGAAGAGTTGCAAGTCGTAGCGGGTGCTCTCTTCAAGGCCTTCGATGACCACACGCTCAGCAGTAGCTGTTACAACGTGGGCGTAGCTGTATGTCTCTGTACCAGAGAGACGAACTTTGACAATAGGCATAACATCGAATGAGTTCTGGTTCTCAAGCGTAATGATCATACGGGAAGAGAACGAGCCATCGATGTTGCGAATCTGTGCTTCGATACCTGTTTGAACCCGTTCAACAACAGGAGGCAGAGGACGTTGCATAGAAGCGGGAATAGTGATGCGTGATTCGAAAGCAGGAATCGTACCTTGCGAAGCCTGATAAATAGCCGGATTATAATCCAAGCAGACGAGTTTAGCATTCAGGTTACCATCGGGGATGATATCGCGAATGATCAGGTCAATGGTTTCATAATCACGGATGCCGAACATAAACAGGTCATCTTCAGCAATGTCGTCCGCTGCTAAGGAGAACGGCGTAACAAAGGAGATAGTATCAATCGAACCTGAAACGGTAACGACATCTTTAATATGCGAACCATTAGTAGTCGTGCTTCTCCAACGCATACGATAGAAGTGGTTAGCAGACATTTCCACTTCGCGATCCAAACGGACTGCGTACACTTCATCATCACCATTAAGGAATACTTCCTTAATATATCCCTGCTCTCCACCGATCAAAGGTACAGGATGTGCAAACTTAATCAGGCGACCTTTAGAAGCAATGGAATACTGGAAGGTCGTATAGAACGAGATTTCCCGCGGACGTAGACGAATTACTGCCATATGTTCACGAGCGAGCTTCCAGATCAGGGAAGGCTTCGTGATACCGGGCAGTGTAAGTGTTTGGATCTTGGTAGCTGAAGCTTTACCTTCAGTACCTTTTTCGTTGTAACCGTCATCATAGACAAGGTATTCATCTTCGATGAAGCCTCTTTCCTCGTTGAGGAACTGAACACGCAATGCATGCGGGACTTCAGGATATGTAATGCTGCCTTGGAAACCCCAGGTATTTGCGGCAGTAAAGTGCTGCGCGATAAGGTCTTGTTCCTTATCGACCACGACAGACCATTTACCGTCCACTAGAGTAGGCGATGCACGACCAGCAGCAGCAATTTCTTTTACCAGTTCCCATACGCTGATGCTGTAGTCAATGATCTTATTGTACTCAAAGCCTTGTTCCACGCAATAATCATGCCAATCCTGAAGAGTATCAAGATCCATACGGTCATCAGCAAGAGGCGAAGCGTTAGGGGCTTCGACCGAATCTGCGAACCAGGGAGCGTTTTGCAGAACGTACCTAAAGAGTGCAGCAGGGTTGTTAGAAACGCGTTCTACCCAGTTCTGCGTATCCGCATCCCAATCCATAACGATGCTTTTGATATCGCCGCTAAGCTGATCTACTGTACCGTTGAGCTGGTCAGTTGCTTGCATACGCAGCGTAGAGAACGACACGTATTTCAAATTGAGCGGGTTCTCATAAGTAACCGTGCGGAGTGCAGTCCACCAGGTTTCGTCGAAGATCTTGTCCGAGTTAGAATCTTTTTCCACGCGGCGCATTTGGACGTCATAGATAACGGGATCCAGCCCGGTAATACGGATTTCCGTACGGAGAGCCGAAGTGGTAGAGTTAGTAATTTCTTTCCGGACGATATCGCTCCAGTCGTTCATACCTGTAACGGAATAACGATATTCAACGTTTACGGTATAGGGAATACGTTTACCGGCATTGTTATATTTGAACAAACCCTTAATGCAGGAAATGTCCATAATAAGTTCGTTTGCATCAGGCGCAGAAGTACGCAGCGTCCAAGCACCAGGAATTTCATCATCGTCTTCGGTCTCTTCATCGTCTGGGTTAGAAAGCTGAATTGCCGAGCCTTCTTGGTATACTGCAAAGGGATACAGATCCGAAACAACATCGGATCCTTCACCGTTAAGGTAATCTTCCATCTGATAGTTCTGGTATTCAGTCAATGCGGTAGCACCGATTGCTTTATTGGTCAGAGTGATTTTACCCATAGACCAAATGAACAACTGACGGCAGAATTGCTTATCACCAGAGGTCTCGGTGTAGTTAGTAGCACCAAGAGGCGGAACGTGTTTATGGAAACCTAGAACAACAGGTACTGGCTCATAAAAACGCAGATCGTTACGTGCGCCTTCAATGAAGAGCGTAGGCGATTCAGTGGGATTGTTTACAGGACGATTGTCTTGGCTAGGAGGAGGTGCAATAGCTGCGATAAGAAGGTTACCTACACCAGAAACAACACCGGAAGCAATCGCGCCCGCGATCTTGCCCATCGAAGCAGCGACGAATGAACCCGCACCCCAAGAAGCGGCGATAAGTGCGATCGAAAGGATAGTAGCCAGAGGGTTTTTCTTACCTCCACCAAGAGGCATCACTTTCGCATAGACAACTGCGTTAGCATTAGGACGTACAGATTCCCACATTTCCCGAGGGATTTCAATCGCGCCCACAAATACGTGTGCAGACAGGACGTCCAACGGGTAGGGCTGAATAGCTTCCAGGGCGTCAGCGACAGTATGCCCTACCGGAGCAGAAAATTCCCGGCATGCTTGCGACCAAGGCAGCACGGAGGCGACGATCTTGAAATGCGGTACAACGTCTAGAGACATAATTCTTTGTGCCTAAAAATGCCGATTATCTTACCAGGTTGTTTCCACTCACCATGGCGATAATCGATCGTTACCGTATTGTTATCCTCGGTCACATGAAGCATAGAACCTTTTTTAACTACCAGTGCAACGTGCATCGGAAAGCCTTGCATAAGACAAACCATGACATCGAACGGTTGTTCTTGTCCTTGAAGGACTCTGATCCATTCTCCCGAGGTATCGATCTCGTGTTGTATTCTACGTGCTATTCTCCGTAATTGTGCCGTGCTCCTGTACGCTTCAATCATGGAAGGAAGGACAATACCTTTCTGTTCCATAAATGCCAAACGTACCAAACCCCAACAATCTGCGCCGTTATGATCCCGTCCATGCGTGAGGAAGGGAATACCAACATACTGGTTAGCCCATTTAGCATCTGGCTTCATGTTATACGCTCGCTGGGACATTTCGACCTCTAAAGAGTCCAGGGAATCGTGAAGGCGTAAATCGTACAGCTGCATAAGGTTCCAAGAAGTAGAACTCTGCCGAGAAGATACCGTCAATGGTGAGTTCATTGAAGCTGGTATCGGTAAAGCGAAGACCTTGCAGATCGTATTCCACGATATCCGGATCAGTGCTTAAAGCTACCTGTACGCGCGCATAAGGCGCAGAAGTCAGAGTAGACAGCACAGCAACGATCTCCCGGCTAACGTTATCAATAGACGTCCGCACAGCGGGAAGAATGTCGCGCTCCAAGTTAGGCAGCGTGATCGAGAAAGGAATATAGGTAAATTCCTTATCGTTGGAAATTACACCTTTACGTCCTGTGGTTAGCGTGTCCCGATTGTCGCTAGCGATGCGGATATCATCGGTTAAATTCGGGTGAGACAAGGTAATCAGAATGACGAAGACTTCCTCGATGTTACGACCATTCAAGGCAGCAATCCAAGTACGAGGACGCGCCTGAATGTTAGGAGCTTTCGGCGTAAGTTTAAGAATACCTGGATCCATCTCGATAGTAACACCGGCACCTACGTTAGGGGCCAGAGAAGTAAATGCGAGAACACCTGCATCAGGGTTAACTGAGGTAGCCGAAGAGATCAGAGGTACAGGAGCATCCAAAAGCAGCGCCGCAACCGGAGGAGCTACAGAAGCACCTGTGCTAGCAATAGAATCGTCCGCTTCTAGAAGAAGGAAATTACCTATTACGTCGTTAATAACGCCTGTACCTACGTTAGGTACTCCAGGAGTAAGAGCTAGCGTACCTAATGGAGCATCTACTTGGACAGGTGTATCAATAAAGGGAGCATATCCAAGTAATGCCAAAGCAGACGTTGCAGGTGATGCAGATGCGCCCGTATTAATAGCAGGTACACGAGGTGTAAAGGCCAATTCACCTTTAGGAGGCGCTACTTGAGTACCTGTATTAATTGCAGGCACTTTACCAGAGAAGGCGAGAGAACCTTTAGGTACATTTACATCTGTGGTTGCCTCAATAGTAGGTACTTTACCTGTCAGAGTAAGACTTCCTGCAGAAGGAGCTACAGGTGCAGGATCTACATAGAGATATTCCCCGATATCATAACCTGACGAAACGTTATGCCAGTTTATAATTGCAGGATAAACACCACTGTTATAGTCTGCTTTAAGGGGTATTTGATAGCAATAAGGGTAGATACCTGCATAAGGGGTACCAGTACCAAAACTTGCGGCTTCTACTGCTTTACGTGCTACTAAAAATACCCCGTCAGCACGTGAAAGAAAATGAGGGGCGTATCCAGTGCTGCTTGGTTTAGTAAAATTAGTAGGCGAGTTAGAAAGCGTCAAGCCTGAGGTTACATAACCAATAAGTCTTACGGTACCATAAGTACCAAAACCACCTCCGCCCAAGGAGCGGTATACTTCAAAAATTTCACTGGCATCAACAGGTACTATATGGTACGTGGAGCCATAATCTGGAGCAGCTACGAGAGTACCGCCAGGTGAAGTACGAGAGAAGCCTGCAAGATTTGCAACAGGTTGATTCCATGTGCTACCGTTTTTACGGAAGCCTAACGTTAAATAGTCGCTTGCGCCGTTGTCTACGTCTGGAACAGTTACGGCGACGATAGCAGCAATTGCAGTATCGCCTCCCGTTGAAGAAGCAATGTTAACATCATTCCAGGCGTTGTTAGACATGGAGGCCATCGAGAAGTCAATGGCGTTGTCAAAGAAAACTGCCTCACCTTCAAAATAACCTGCCAGACGAATGGTAGGCTTGTTTGAAGTAGACGCACAATAAACTTCAAGACGCTTAAGAGCGTCCAAACCTACATAAAAGAAACCGCCCTGAATTGTACTGGGCCAGTTATCTGTACTTCCTTTTTTGCGGACTTTGAATTTGTTTACTGAAGGGTTAGTCGTAGAGATGTAAAGGATTGCACCGGTGGCATCAGCTGAGACAGAAGCAGACACGTCCAAAGTAAACCATGTATTCGCCGTCAACCCGGTTGTTGACAGCGATACATAATCTGCGGTTGTGAATAGCTTAACTGCCACCGGTGATTATCCTTAAGCCAGTGTGAAGATACCCGAAGCGTTCCAGACGATTTTGAAGTCAGTGCCGTCGCCTGCAGTTTTGTCTTCGCCGAAATCAACCAAGCCAACCAGGGAATCGCTTGCATCGGTATCGTCATAGATTGCACAATAGCGAGCAGGACCGATCGAACCACCCGAAGCAGTCCAGGTAATATCAGCAGCATCCCAGGTAATCGTACCCGAAGAGAGTGCCCAGGTTTTCGAAGCAAGGGCCTTGGTATCTTGCGTATAGCCGTTTGCCGTTGAAAGCTGGTTTGTCAGGTGTGCTTTCGTCGTATGCGTAGCATAGTTAGGGGTGTAGCTGCTCGAAAGCAGGCACAGAATGAAAGCATCAGTCGTCTGGTGAAACAGCTTTTGGCCGAGACCCAGCTTGTAGTTATGGTAGAAGTTAAACGTTGCAGCCATGTCTTTATCTCCTTATACTATTGTCTCTAGTTGCATGCTTACCCGTGTAAAGGGGGCTTGTGATTGTGGATCGTAAGGTATCTTGAACCGGACTTCATGATATGTTGCATTATCGCCCTTAACGGGAAGAAGAAAGGAGTACGCGCCGTTTTTTAGGGTGGACTTAAAGAAGGTCTTGAACGATGTATACTGCGCCTCGGTCATTAACATAGTACCCTTAATGTCGTCAGCGACGTTCGTAAACCGAGGACGTTGGTTAGCTTGAGCGGCGTCCATCTGCGTACGGATAAGGTTATCTTGAGGAGGATCCGCATAACCCTCCACAAGGAATTGTTGCGGCAAATCTGTAGGCCAAGTGATTGTTGTGCTCATCGTCCCACCATCCCACGCTTAACGCGATCGTCAATTGCACGGCCTGCTTTCGAGTTAGGCGCCGAGATATTTCCTGCCATCATCTCATCCAGGTCAATCTGAACTTCGCGCTTGTTGCCGTTCATCTGTTCTTTCTGCGTAACCTTGGCGCCAACGTTATTGTTGATGACGATGTTCACATCACCACCGAGGTTAGCACCAGAGAGCATCTTACCGGAAGAGCGCGGAACGAAGATTTCGGTTTCTGCAGTATCTTGAACCGTATAAGGTTTACCTGCAGTCATGTTGCCACCGATTGCACGGCCAGGAGCATTCCAGTCGATCCAGCTGTTGCTGTATTGACCATTACCCGAACCGACGAAAGTGCTCGAAGAACCGCCGCTACCAAAGAGGCTAGAGCCTACGCTACCCATAACGGATCCAAGCAGTTCCTTGAAAGGAGCTACTACCATCTGTTCCAGCATAAAGCGTTGCAGGTCGGAAATGATCTTGTCGATCATATTGCCGAACGCTTCGGAAACAGTTACAGTACCTTTACGCAAGCCATCGAGGTCAGAAGACAGAGAATCGAACCAGCTGCCTGCCATTTCAGTAAGTTGCTTGGTAGTCTCAGAGAAGTTCTTTTCCGCATTCATCTGGACTTCAAGCAGCTTGCCGAATTCGTCAACCTTCTTGTTTACCGTGTCGTGTGCTACGCCTGCCGAAATCAATGCATTGCGGTACGCAGAGAGTTGCGACGCAGCGGACTTCCAACGATCGAAATCCTTCATCGATTCAGGACCACCTTGCAATGCTTCGATTTTCTCCTGGACTTTAGTATACATGTCCAAAGCACGTTGCATGGCTTTCTCTTGCGAGTTAGACATGCCAGCAGCGCCTTCGTTGTCGTTCGAAGCCTTTGGACCTGAACCCAGCTGACCTTGAAGGTCCTCAATCTGCTTTTTGGTCAGTGCAATAATTTGGGCGTTTTCCTGCATCCGTTTAGTAAGTGCTGCAGTACGTGCGCCAGTAATATCAGCGGCATTAGCAAATTGATCCCAATAGTCCATCCCATCCATTTTAGCCTTAGTAAGTATCTGTTCAGCGCTAGCAGCCAGCAACGTATTACGTGCCAGCTTAATTGCGCCATTGATCTGTTCGTCCGTAGCAATCTTGACCTTTTTATTGGTCTCGATGAAGTTCTCGATTGCCACACCTTGAGTGATCCAAGCAGAGTTGGTTTTAGTCAGTGCACCTGCAAGTAACGTACCGCCTGCTGCGATAGCTGCAAGACCTGCTACGACTGCACCAACTCCGCCGGTAAGTACGAAGAATGCACCACCCAAAGCAATTACCAGACCAGTGAGGCCTGAAACAACAGAACCTGCTGCAGACATATTCTTGGTCATGAAGTCTATAGTTGCCGTAAGTGAGCGGACTGCTTCGTTAACTGCTTGGCTAATGCCGGTAGTCTTATCGAATTCCACGTTGAACAGGAATACGGAGGTTTTCAGGTTCTCAATACCTGCTGCAAGTCCTTTTGCAGACTCAGCTGCCTGAAGTCCGAAGACATCGGTAAGAACCTTAGCGAGCTTCGGCAATGCATCTGCAGACAGGACTTTCCCGGCTTTCAGCATCTTGTTCAGCTCAGCAGTAGATACGTTCATAGCCTTAGCCATGAAGTTAAAGGCACCCGGCAAGCGATCGCCCAACTGCCCGCGCAATTCTTCCGCCTGAACGATGCCCTTAGACATCATCTGCTGGATTGCAAGGAATGCGCCATTCGAATCGGCAGCAGAGAGGTTCATCGCACGAGAAGCAACGGCGATACCTTCAAAGATGTCGTTGGTCTTCTGGCCTTCTAAGGACGTACCTTTAGCGGCGATAGAAAGCTTAGCGTACTGCTCAGCTGTGTCCGCGAGGCTAAGACCAAATTTACGCGACACATCCGTGACGTAAGTAAATGCTTGACCTGTTCCTAAAACTGAACCAGTCGCGACGCCAAGTTGTGCGTTAATCCGCTGCATCGTCATTGATGCCTGAATACCTGCAGTTGCCAGCTTAGCGAAGCCAACACCTACCCCGACAACACCTGCAGCCACACCAGCCCACATAATGGTTGAGCGGTTGGCGATAGACGAAAGAGCGGTGAGGCGAGAACTTAATCCTCCGAGAGGGCCGTTTGCAAGGACCGCTGATTGCTGGAGGTTTTTAAGTACCTCTTTGAACTTGTTCATTTTATCCGTAGGCGGAGTAATATTACCCATGGACGTTTTGATTTTATCCATCTGGATACGGAAGCGATCATTGGCACGAGTAAACTGTACCATGTTGATTTGGCCTGAAGTCATTGCATTGTTCAGGCTTTGGAAAGCACGAGTAACCCGTGCCAATTCCGTTGCAGGTGCGCCAGCAGCGCGGAGCTGATTCTGCAACTTGACCGCCTCGTTTAAGCCACTTCGGGCGGCTTTCTCTTGCGCATTGAGTGCACGCGTTACCGCCTGCGCTCCCTGTGCTTGAGAAGCCGCTGCCTGAGTCACGATCTTTCCGAAGGAATTAAGATCCGCAGCAGCTTTTTTAAGACCTGCTGTATCGGCTCCTAAACCAAATGTGACATCACCGAAGTTTAACGACACGTTATTTTCCTTTGCTGACTGCTTGTTCTATCCTGTCTTCTTTTAGGTTTAGATAAGCAACCCAGTAGTTTATGTCTTGAACCGTATACACTTGGGCTATCTCATGTGGATATTTCCCAAGCGCCTCCGCTACTACGTACACATTGTAGAGGAGGTGGTTCTTTTTTAGTTTTTTGTTGCTTCCGTGACGGTGGTGGTAACGTCGTTACCCATCAGTTTGCCGATCTTCGTTTGGACTTCAGACCACTCAGCCGAATAGGGCTGAGCCATCAGTTGATCCATATCGGTATCTTCGAAGATAGCTTCGTCGGTACCAGGAACACGTGCATACAGCACGAGTGCCCTTACCAGGCGTACTTTTTGGTCTTCGATTTGTCCCAGATCAAGGACGTCGCCGACTGTGGGTTGAATCACTTCCATCGTTGCACCCTTAACGGTAACTTCGAGACGTTTCCGTTCTTCGGTGGCAAAAAGTTTTCCGCGTAGCTCCTGTTTAGTGCTCATTAGCCTGCTCCTACTGTGGTGGTTTCATCACTACCTTGGAATTTGACCGTGAATGTGTTCATATTGTCAAGGCTGCCTTCCATGGTAGTCTCCGTGACGACTGATTCGCCCTTGAAGCCGTTTGTACCGTCATGCAGATAACGGACGTGAATGAGATCTTCGCCGATCCAAGCATCCAGCACCTTTTTGATGGAGGTATGGAGCGTGGTATTCGACTCGTGATGCCAGCTGAACGGCAGGTAATCCGACGAAGGAACCTGCAGCGAGAAGCTGACCTTTTCTTCTTCGAGTGCGCCGACTTCGCCAGACTGGCTTTGGTTGCTCAGTTTGAAGTAGCCGCGTGCCAGTGATTTGCCGGTACCATCGGGGTTGACTTCGAGGATCAGCAGATCGCGATCTTTCAGTGCATCGCGGAAGCCGGAAGTAACATCGTAGAAGCCGGTGAGTTCGAGTGCAACGGTACGCAGACCCGGAATGAAAGTACGGGTACCATCGTTAGCTTGGACAGTAGCGAAGTCAGAGGTTTCGATAGCTTCTGCGGTTTGCGTCAGAGTGTATGCGTTTGCCTTACCGAGTGCAGTCGTCGGAAGGTAATCACCGGTAATGGTGATCGAACCAACCACAGTGTAGCTGCTCAAGAAGGTAATTTCACCGAACAGGTAGTTGTAGGATTCTACCTCGTCGGTCACATCAGTGACGCCATCAAGGACGATGAACGTATCGTTCGCGTCCATAATACGTTTCACAGGGTTCGTGATGCGATAGGTTTTGCCAGAGACGAGCGCCATCGCTTCTCCCGTCATGGCCGTTGCAGAGCCGGCCTTCAGTACTTTTGCGACGTAGCCTGCAAAGCCTTTGTAATAGGCACCTGCGTTTACCATCCAGCTGATCAGACCGGTTTCAGACGATTTGAAAGTCTGGCCGAAGATGGTATCATTGATTGCGTTTGCCTCGTTGGTAGCTTCACCAGTACCGCCGGGAAGCGTATACCAAGTCGAATCGTCCGAAGAGACATCTACTTTTTTAGCCATTTGAATCCTCCTATAGGGGTTGTCTGTTTGTTAAAGAGCTTGCTGCCGGACAAATGACCAAAGAAAAATTCAGTGACCACATCGGGCAATTGTTTGAATCATATCCCAGGTTGTTGATGTCTCCCAGCATATTTATACACGTCCATCTGTCTCCGTTCACATCGGCTGACGTGAACCCCAGCAGGGCGTCCTTCACGTCTGTTGCTTTCTGCTTTCCTGCAGCGTACCCGTTCGGAGCCCCTCGGACGATGATTTGTATGCTGGGATAATCTACGAGCCATTTAGGATTAGGTTCCTTTCCACCGGTTTCAAGAATAGCAATAGCTGTATTAGGTTCAGCAGGAAGTCTGCTGATATGGATTTCGAATACAGTCGCAGGAGACACAGGAGCTGAACCAGCATAATTGCCGATGTCTGCTGCATACAAAATGTCTTTTATACCTACGGAATAATCGCTCATTTCATACCTGTCTTCTTTTGATATCCTTTGACTACTCGCTTAGCAATGGCATCAATATCTTCCTCGATAGCGGCCTGAAGGTATTTAGAACGCGTCGGCGCTTGGTGAGGAATCCATGTAGCTTCGTGAACATAGACAGCATAGTGAGGAATACCGCCGCGTCCATATCCAAGTTCAGCCTGTATCACTGTTCCACGTTCACGTACTTCTAAATAACCGCTATGCATAAGAGCGAGGGTCTTTTTAGGTACGTATACTAAGGACTTCTTAAACGTAGGCGTAAGTGAATCGATCAGGATCTCAGGAGTTACTTTTTTCAGGTCGATAAGGAACAAAGATAAGTTACGTTCCACTTCAAGCATAGCATTACGAACCGAACGAGTGTATCCTGCTTGAGCAGGATTCAAGTTCTTCGAAATTCGCGATACACCTACTCGAGCCCTAAATGTCATTATACCACGACCTTTCTATCGTAGTCATGTCCACGAAGAGTGGGGGTCTTCATGAAGTTTTGCACACGATAGGAAGTAATCGTGGTAGGATCCGCAACGAGTAACTGATCACCTAATGCAATATACGCTTGCAGAGGTACGTCAGCATCGACATAGAAGATAGCCTGAGACAGTACTTCGTCTCCTTTAGCATTCCTAAATATCTCCTGGCGTTGTTCCATACGCGTCCGGACTTTAACGGGAGAGGAGAATGTGAAGCCTCCGGTGCCGTTTGGAGTTATTGCCCAGTACGTAGCTTCCTGAATGTAATGAGATGCCATCATGAGTTGAAGCCCGTAGAGGTGAGAGGATACAATTTGAGCAAAGCGTCCCGAAGAGCAACGGCATCTTCATTAGACATGACAAGTGCTTCGGTGAGGTTTTTATCGTCTGTAGAGTTTACGTCGCCATAAGCTAACCGCATCAGGTTATTAGTGAGCTTCGTAAGGCTGAAACGGTTTACATATCTACTGTTAAATGCCATTAGTACACCCAAACAATAAGTTCGCCACGTGCACCTGCTCCTGTATCCCCTGTTTCAGAGCCGCCGCCGCCACCTGCTGGGGCACTTCCTGCCGTTGCGTTGTTTGTATCATACGCGCCTGCGCCACCGTTACCCGCTTCAGTAGATACGCCGCCTGCACCTGCACCGGGCGCACTATCGCCTGCGCCACCGCCGCCACCGCCACCGCCGTAAACGGAATTCCCACCATCGCCGCCGATAACTACCGTGGAACCGCCACCACCGCCGCCACCGCCACCATTAATGGCATGTCCACCACGGCGGGCTGCGAGCGCAGTGGCGTTATTTGCGCCGCCTGCGCCACCGCCTTCACCGATACTATCTTGGTCGCCATTAGCCCAGCTATTTGCGCCGCTGGCATCAGGTAATCCCCCAAAGGGAGCACCTCCCATACCTCCAATGGTGTGGGCGCTTTTTGCGTACAATCTATAAAGTTCAGCCCTGTCGCTAGGCACGGCAGAAGCGCTAGTGTTACCCGGATTTGCACCTTTACTAAATTTGCCGGCACCGCCGCCTGAAACATCGGACGAGTTACCGCCACCAGCACCACCATAGAAGGTGAACTTTGTGCCAAGGGTGGTATTACCGCCAGCATTGCCATCCGTGGTATCCGCTGAAACGGACGCACCGCCAGCACCGATGGTTACGGTTTCGGTAGCATCAAGTTCAGAAAGCGGTACTACTTCGGTAAAGCATGCGCCGCCGCCGCCACCGCCACCACCCGCCGCCGCACTGGCACCGGAACCGCCACCACCGCATCCATAAATTACTGCGATAGTACCTGAACCAGGTTTAGTCCATGTACCGGAAGCAGTGAACGTTTGAGTATCAATTAAGCCAGTAGCAGATATGGTACCGGAAGTCCATGTAGTACCGTTAGATTTCAAAACGTTACCGGAGGTACCAGGAGCTACGAACGTTGGCGTCGACGTACCATTACCAAGGATAACGTTGTTAGCCGTAAGCGTCGCTAAACCAGTACCACCTTGAGCAACCGTTACAGCTGCGTTCGATGTCAGGATTGTAGATGTAGCGTTCGGCAATGTGAACGTTTTGGTAGAAGTGGTCGGACCAGTGAACGCGGTGAAGCCGTTAGCAGTACCTCCGTTAGCTGCAGGTAAGGTACCTGTGACTTTTGTAGTCAGGTCGATCGAGCCAGCCAACATAGAGTTAGTGACTGAAGTAGCTGCAATGGTAAGAGCAGTACCGCCAGCAGTCTTTGTTACGTCACCCGTAAAGGCAGAAGTCTGTATACCGCCCGAGCCCGTAAATTCAAGACCGCCGCCTACCGTAAGTTCTTCTGTGTCTCCTGCCGATGCAGTATCGCGCCCCAAAAGACGATCAGTTGCCGAAATGTTCTGCATTTTGGCATAGGTAACAACGTCGTTATCAATCGTCCAGGTACCACCAGTGATACTGATTTCACCTTTATCGCCGTCAGCAACAACCGCGGAAGCAGCTGCCAATTCGAAGGTATCAGTTGTCGAGTTATACGTGGGTACATAACCGTTAACAGGTGAAGTATATTGACCGATCGGCATCATTATCAAACCGTATTCGGCACCACTGTAAGCGCGTACAACACCGCCCGCAAAATCAGTTACGGTAGTGTCAAATGCGATTTCACCAGCAGCATCTACCGTAGGAGCAGCCGAGTTGGGGATCTCTAAAGAAGTTTTTCCGCCAAGATCAATTGTGCTAGGGAGAGAAATAGTTGGGTTTCCACTAACACCATCACCGTTAGATAAAGAGATTTCATTGCTCGTACCTGTAATTGTACGGCCTGTAAAAGTATCTGCGGCCGTTTGGGTTAAAATGCCGTTTGTGTTATATGCAGCAATTGCAGTCAAGGTAGCATCAGATGCCTGTTTAGCACTGATTTGGGTCTGTGCGTTCGAAGACAGGGTATTAATATAACCCAGCTCCGTATCAGTAATAGAGCCGTCAATAAGTTTGGTAGCACTGATTGCTGCCGATGCGTTAATGTCCGCGTCGACGATAACACCCGTTGCAATTGCAGTCGTATTGGATCCAGCTGATGCAGTGACGTCGCCCGTAAGAGCTGCACGTGACAAAAGAGGAGTTGCATCGGTATAAACGATGGTAGAATCGACCATCGCACCGCATGCATCTTGAGCCAGCTCGGTCGTGAAGAATTTATTCGTTGCACCTTCGGTAACGTTATCCAGGTTCAGATTGTTCTCGATATAAGCAGTCCACATAAGCATGGATGCTTTTTTCGTACCGGAACAGTTACGAGATAACGTCAGCCAATCCGTATCCTCCAACGCAACAGCGTCGTCATAGGTACAGACGCTTGCAGCATGGACTGGAGTGGAGAGGTTAAGGAGTACCGCGAAAAGGATTAAAAGTCCCTGAATGTATTTAGACATTTATATCACCCTAAATTGTGCGGACGCTCCCGTTTGCGATTGTGAAAGGAGTGTACCCGTTGTGTCCAGCTGAAGTGCTTGCTGGCCGAATCTCGTAAGCTTGTATCCCATGCCTACAGGCAATTGGAATGTGTCTTCTGCATCGCCTTGCTTCTGTCCAGTTAACCCACCCTTTTCTTCGGTGATGGCGACAAAGTGAGCGGCGAGGTATAATTCGATAAGTTTCAGACGGTCATCAGAAAGGCCTTTACCTACAAGGCTTTCACTAACGACGAGGGAGGCAGCATCAATCATCGTGGTAATCGTCCGCGATGTATCAATGAGTACCTTTACCTCGTCGCTAGTGACGCGTGCCATGTTACTTCGCTTTCGCTTTCAGTGCAGCCAGTTCAGCTTTGGCAGCTGCCAGCTCTTTGGACTGATCGTCAAAGGCTTTGTTGAAGTCAGCTTCCTGAGCTTTCAGGGCTTCTGCAACTTGACCAGCCGAGGCATTGACGACTTGACCCACCGGGCGAATCTTGCCCTTCAGGTTTGCCGCTTGCGCATCAGTCAGCTCGATGATATCGCCTTCTTTGTGCTTGACGAGATCATAGCCTTTTTTCGGGTCTTTAGCGTCTTTGTACTTGCGGGAAGTGTGATTCCCGTAGTTCAAGACGTATTTGGTTTTTTGCTCGGACATGTTTTTCCCTTTCCTTAGACGGTGTAGTGCGCGATACCGGATTGGCCGGTTTGCGTGGATTTGAACCGCGGAGCCATGATAGCCATGACTTTGAAGTTCGTCACCATGCCGCCGTGAGAGGGCCACATGATCGTCGTCGGCTGCATGCCATCGAGCATGTCGACCACGTCAGAAGCCATCGTAACTGCGATGACGCCCGAAGTGATGTTCTGGCTCGGCTTGATGTCTTTCACGCCCGGGATCTCTTTCAGGCGCTGCAGGATCGACTTGTCCGATTCGGCTTTGAAGTCTTCGCCGAGTTTCACATACCACGACAGCGGGATGTAGAACATGAACGGACCGAACATGTTGGACGCATAGAGGTCAGCGATGATCTCCAGAACGTCCGACAGGATTTCCGTACCATCGGTACCGACCAACGACCAATCGTAAGCCGTACCCGTGTTACGAACGCACGTGGTATAGCCGTAGATGGTGGAGTTGTTCATCTTGATGGCTGCATAACCGTCGAACAGGATGGCTTCCAGTTTTTCGGCGACGACTTTAGCAGCGTGAGCTGCCATGGTCGTATCGAGAGGAGAACCGCCGTTGCGCGAAGCATGCAGTGCACGGATGTTGATATTGAAGTCCTTGTGGATGATGGGCAGCGGAATACCTTCCAGCTCGTAGTTCGGACGGTCGTTTTGGCCCGGAGTGACACCCGACATGCTGACTTCAGCACCGGTCATATCACCGACGGTTTCCCATTCCACTCGCGTGACGCCGAGAGCATTCGGAATCGTGTGCTTGAGACCAGCCGACATAAGATCGGCGACGCCGACCAGACGCTGACGGGCAACTTCCACGACTTTGTCGTCCAGGAGTTTCCATTCATCTTTGCGCAGCACGTCATGCGTGCGGAGCGCTTGGATGTTGAAGTTGCTTTCCAGCAGCTTCATTGCGACGTCGCCAGAACCTTTACCGCCCTGGACGATATCGATATGTGCATTGTTATCAGGCATTACAGCACCTCCACTTGAAGGCGAGCCGCCGAAGCGTTCGCACTGTTGTCCAACGTCTCGAGTGCAACTGCGATCGCGCCAGGATACGACACGAGAGCAGCAGCGGTAGCGAGTGCGTTGTTGATGGTTGTTTGCGTCGGCGAAGCAGACACGTCAGCCATGATACCCGTCGAAACCGGCGTACCGGCTGCGGCAGTCAGATCACGTGCTTTGCGGAAGCCACCGGCGCCGTCCGATTCCAGGAAGTCACCTTTGGTGATCGCTGCAGCGTTAGCTGCGACGAGGCCATAGATTTCCGCGCCGGATTGGACGTATTCGACGAAGGTCGTATCACCGGACGAATAGTTGTCGTCAATGCCTTGACCGTTCAGTTCGTTTTCGCAGGCGAAGATCAGAGCAGCTTTGCCGCCGGCGAGGTTATGCGCGACATACTTCAGAGCGGAGTCACGCATCACAAGCATACCGGGTCGAATGGTGCCTGCAGCGAGTGCTTCCTTCCGAAGACCGCGTTGTTTCAAGACGATGGTATTAGGTGCTACCATTTTGCGTTCTCCTTCTGGTTAAGCGAACGTCTTGGGCATTGCTGCGGGAGCATCGCCTTCGGCATTCGCGCTGATCGTGCTGAGCGGACGTTCAAAGCTGGGCACGTCTGCCAGCGTTGCAAGGTTTTCGAGGTCGGCGAGCGACATCGCTTTCAAAGCCTCTTCCGAGAATTTGTTGCGCTTGTTCGATTTCAGGGCCTTCACGATATGATCGCGACGAGCCGTGTGCATTTGCAGACCGGACTGAAGAACTTCTTTGATTTCAGCCGGCGCTTCTGCCAGGTATTCAGCAGCCGTGACAGGCTTCTTGTTGGCAGAAAGTGCTTTGTCAGCAGCTTCCTTGTCAGCAGCTTCTTTATCTGCCTTTGCCTTTGCAGCTTCGGCGTCCAGTTCTGCCTGCGTTTTGACAGGAGCAGCTGCCGGCAGGAGCTTCTTCAGCTTCTCTTCCGACTGCAGCTTCAGCCATTCCCGATCTTTTTCCTCAAAGGCAACAGCCTCGTTGGTGATCAGGGACTCAATGAGTGCGTCTTTATCCATCTTGTCCTCCTTGTTGATTGATGCCTTGGAGACGATTTCCAGTTTGTCGAAGTCGACGGTATCCACACTGTTACGCCCCAAGAATTTGTTTAACAGTGACATTAGGCCTTTTTCCGGCTTTGACTTGTCCTCACAGCCGCAATTGGTTTTGATCTTCTCGTTTGTGCGATGCGCTCCGCAGCCATCTTTCACGCTGCATGCACCGGTAACGCCTTCATGGAGGATGGCAAGATGGTCAGGAACCACCGAACGCCAGACACCATTATAATTGGCTTCGTTGAATTTACCTTCGGTTGCTTCGACGGCAGTGAACAGTCCCGTCGAGACCTCGGTAACTTGTTTGTCCTGGAGACGCTTGATCTCCTTTTGGACTTCTTTGCTGGACGCACGGACTTTGTCCATATCGATCCAGGCTTCCACTTTCAGCTTCTTGTCCATCATGACAGAATTAAAAAGGAAGCCAAGTGCTTCCCGTTCGAATACCTGCGGTGAGGAGGAGACGCTGACGAAGTTGCCATCTACTTTCGGATGGCCTAGCGTTACAGGACGGCCATTCCAACCGTCAATATGCTTACCGAATTCACTTGCGAGTGCAAGTTCCGCGTGTTCGGCGTTCGCCCCTTGAATGACGCCTTCGACGAGAGCGATGATGGGGACAACCAAATGTTCGCGGCCTTGAAACGTCTCCATGCGTACATCGGCGTTATTTACGCTCGCCTTACATACGTGGAGTGTCGACATGTCCGATTGAGGCATACAAATTCTCCTTTGGTCTCTATTTATATTATATAGGACTTTTTAAGACTAGTCAAGAGGGTTTTTAAGAAAATCTTAATCACCCTAGTAGAGCAGGAAGAAGTCCGGGCCAAACGAGGCCGATGATGAAACCTTCCTCGGCATGTCCTAGAAAAGCTCCAACAGCTGTACAAGCGATAAGGCCTGCGACGTAAATGCTCGCGATGGTGACGATAATTATTTGCCAAGTCTGCATTTTAATATCCTCCGTTAAGGGTTCACGATATCTGTCGGAATTTACAAAACGATCCCACCCGCCGCTCATTGTTTAGCCTGGAAGTCGTTAGGTGCATTATCAGTAGGATGGGGATCCGATTTGATATTGCCGGCTGCTTTCGGCTTCTTTGCGCCTGGAGCCAATGGAGGCAGGACTTCAATCGGAGCAGGTATCTTACCGATCAAAGGAACAGGCGGCATATCAACAATCTGACGAGCCTCTTCAATGGAGATAATAGGCGTACCATCTTGGAAGTGCTTCGACAGGTTGATAATAGCACGAGCTTTCTGTGCCATCATC